GCGGTTATCGAATCGGAAAAATGGGATTTAAAGCGGTTCTGCTCGGTGTTTGGTGTCCCTTCTCAGTTGGCCGGTGACGATGCCACAAGTACATACAACAATGTTAAGGAGGCCGAAAAATCGTTAACCAGCAGGGTAGCCATGCCATTACTTGTTTCATTACGCAATCACCTTAACCGTAAATTATCAGATGATTGGGGTTATAAAAATAGTGGTTACGTTGTGGATTTTGACCAAACCGTGTTCACTGAGCTTCAGGAGGACGTTGTGGCAAAATCAACATGGGTTAACCAGTTGAGGGGATTAAGCCCGAATGAACAGCGTACCTTGTTAGGACTTGAAAAGATTGACAACCCGTTATTTGATGAGCAGTGGATAAGGACAGAGGACGGTACACCTTTAAGTGAATGGGAAATTGATGACAATACAGGAAACGATAATGAAGACTTATCCGGTGACAAGCCGTGAGAAAACCTGTGCTGTTCACCGGCGAAAGATGGAGTATAAACGGGAGCAGTTGCGGAAAAGACTGATTCAGGATGGACAGAAAAAAGAAATTACAGGAATGGCAGAGGGTAAACGGGAAGTTTTCCCGCAAATACCAGCCCAAGATTTACAAAGCGATTAAGTCTGTCCAAAGTTATTTGATTGATGATATTGAGGCTAACGGGACAAGGGCGGCAATGAATAACTTAGCCGTTCTGCTGATGAACGATAAACTGGCGGCTCCTCTTTCTGCTTTGAATAAAGAAGTCGGCTTATACCATGCCAGGCAAACATACCGGGAAGTGAGGGCTGACATATCACAGAAGTTCTTAGGCCGTTCTGAAATATGGCTGCAAGAAATTACCAACTACCTTCAACGTCACCTTTTAGAGAAAGCTATCATCAGGGTGACAGAAACGACAAGACAGGCATTGATGAAAATATTGGAAGAAGGGTTGGCAGATGGACTTGGTGAATATGAAATGATAAAGTTGATTGAGAGCCGGAATATTGCACTCATTCAGTCGCAGCGTATTGTCAGGACTGAGATTAACATGGCTGCCAATACCGGTTCAATGGTAGCGGCGAAATCGTTTAACTTGGTTATGACAAAGGAATGGGTTTCACACAGGGACATGAGGACAAGGGGGCGGCTGCCTGAAGACCGTAAAGACCATTACCACATGGACGGGCAGACGGTTGGCATTGATGATAAGTTCAGCGACCCAAGAACGGGTGAATTGGTTGAGCATCCGTCCGACCCAAAGGGCAGTGCAGCAATGGTTATAAATTGTCGCTGTACGTTTGTTGCGAAGCCAAAAAGAGATGAACAGGGCCGGTTGGTAAAAAAATAATTTGTTTGATTAATTAACTAAATTTGTGTGAGATGAAAAGAATGTATGAGGTAAAGAATATCAGTGACAGCGTAAAGGATATATCCGACCGCCGGGTAAAAGTAGCTATCGCCCATATTGGAAGCAAAGACTATGACAATGATATTATTCAACCCGGGGCATTTACCAAAACAATAACAGAGAGAGGTCCGAAAGGCGCTAATCTTATCTGGCATCTTACAGATCACAACCCGTCACTAAAGGCGGCAGTAGGCAAGTTTTCAGAAATATTTATTGAAGGCGATTGCTTAGCCGGGATTACTGACATTCCTAATACTACTTGGGGAAACGATGTACTTGAATTTTACAAGACAGGACATATCAATCAGCACAGTATTGGTTATCGTACTATTAAGTATGAAACTGTTAACGAAGGCAATAAGGATGAGTACAGGAACCTGAAAGAGTTATTTCTTTATGAAGGTTCTGCCGTTCTGTGGGGTGCAAATCCAAATACTCCTACATTGGGTAAGTCAATGACGTTTGAAGAAATTACGGCAGAACATGATAAGCTGAGCAAAGAGCAGCATCTGTTAATAAAGTCGCTCCGTGATGGGCGGTTTACCGATGATGCTTTTGAACTTATTGAACTGCGAATGGTTCAAATTAATGAGGCAATAAAATCACTCCTAAATTCTCAACCCGTCCAGACAGTTGAGCCGAAGATAGATGTGATTGCAACAATAAAAGAATTTACAAACAATCTAAAAAATTAATCATGGAAAAGAAAGAATTGATGGAAGCTCTGGACGGGCTGAAAGCAGAACTGAAGACCGCAACCGATGCGGAAATGAAAAAGCAGATTGAAGCCAAAGCGGCTGAAATTGAGGCGAAACTGGAAAAGATGAAAGAGATTGATGAACTGAAAACCGAAGTAAAAGTTCTGAAAGATGCTGCTGATAAAAATCAGCCTGTGATTGACAGGTTTGTGGCTGATGGGAGCAAAAAAAGCATTACAGTGAATAGGTCGTTCAATGATTTGCTCAGTGAGGCTATCTCTGGGTCTGCCGACAAAATCAAATCAATTAAAAAAGGCCAGTCCGTTCAGCTTGAATTGAAAGAGGTTGCAGATATGACATTTGAGACAAACTTCAGTACTGTTGGTGCCAGTATAACACAGGTAAGGCCAGGGATTATTGAACTGCCGAAACGAAAACTGCATATCAGGCAACTTTTGCAAGGCGGTGGCATGAGTACAAGCAATTTTGCTTATGTTAAAGAAGTAACCGGAGAGGAAGGCCCTGAAACAGTTGCTGAAGGTTCTGCTAAAAATCAGTTTGATTTGGATTTGCAGGAAGTTGAAAGCCCGGCTCAGTACGTTGCAGGGTATATAAGGATTTCCCGCAAGATGCTTGATGATATTGCCGGTATGACTACATTCTTGCAATCACGTCTTTTGGAATTGCTTTTGCGTGCTGAAGATACTCAGTTAATAAGGGGTAATGGAACAAGCCCTAATCTGTCCGGCATTACTGACAATAATAACTACACTGCTGCAAGTACTTCTGAAACAACAGAAGCCCTTATGCTGATTGATGCAATAAGTCAGCTTGAAGGTTACGACAGGGAGGCAAACGGTATATTGCTTCACCCAACAGATTACTGGAACCTGGCAAAACTGACAAACCTTAATCAAAGTTCAGCCGTTGTAACCAGTGAAAATGGTGTACTGCGTATTGGAGGAGTTCCTGTTTACCGTTCAACCGCTTGTACGGTTGATAAGTACATTGTTGGTGATTGGGTGATGGGTGCAAACCTTCTTACCCGTGAAGCTCCGAGGGTTGAGTTCTTCTATGAGGATGGAACAAACGTAAGGGAGAACAAGGTTACTGTAAGGGTTGAAGAAAGGGTCGCCTTCCCTATTTACGGTGACAACTACTTCATATACGGCGATTTCGGTAACGCAAGCTAAGATAGTGCCGGGTGATTGTGAGTATAACGGGGGAGGGCTTCGGCCTTCCCTCTTAAAAAAATAAGATGAAAAACAGGCTAATATCATTCAAAGAAACAACAGCCGCAAGCGGTGTTACTGAGCCGTTGACATTGCAGGAGGTCAAAGACTACCTTCGTTTAGAGGGATATTTGGACCCGTCAGATTCTACGGCAACAGAGTATGATGATGATGATGATTTGATTGAAAGCCTGATTACTGCCGCAAGGGAACGGGTAGAAATGTTCACCGGGTTATCATTGGTGCCGAAGACGATGGAAATTGAGTTTGACAATGAAATTGGCAATTTCAAACTGCCTTTTTCTCCGGTCAATTCGATAACCAGCGTTACTGATGCAGATGGTAATGATTTGACATACGAACTTGACGTTACAGAAAGTATCATCTTAACAGCATTAGGGCTTAATATACGAGCCGAATATGAAGTGGGCTATACATCTGTACCGGCAGCGTTAAAGGCAGCCATGAGGCAGGAAATCGCTTACAGGTACGAACACAGGGGAGATGAGGACATTAAAGGACTTTGTGATGCGGCATTGGTGCTTTGTTCACAATTCAAAGAAGTAGATACATGGCTGGCATAGGGCAATATAAACAGATTAAATTGGTTGAAACGGTTGTTACTCCGGACATGATGGGTGACAATAAGGAATCTGTTGTTACCCGGGCATCTGTGTGGGCTGAGGTCACTCAGTCATCCGGCAGCCGGTCATTTGAACGGTCACAGACAATGATTGCAAATTCTGCAACCTTCAAAATAAGATGGAACAGTAATTTGCAGGTGAATCAGAATTGGAATATCCTTTATAACGGGAAAAAGTACGGTATCAGTTCTGTGGAGCGGATCAATGAGAAGCGGTTTAACGTCTTAATTACCGGAAATGCTAAAAGTTGATTTGATAGGAGTTGATGCTATGCTGAATCGAATACGGACGGCATCAAGAGAGATGCAGGCAGAAATATCAGAAGAAGTAAAGGCAGCCGGGTTAAAGTTCGTTGAAGGTGCAAAAAGGGATTTGGTAGCTCAGTCAAGTGATACCGGCGGTTTGCTCAATTCAATTATCGTACAGCCGGTTGATTTATGGAATGTTGATGTGACTGCCGAAAAGTTTTATGCAGCGTTCATTGAATTTGGTACAAAGGGGCATTACCGGCCAATACCAGGGACAGAGGGCATTGCAGCAGAAATGAAAGGATATAAGCGTGGATCATTCAAAGAAATGGTAAAAGCGATTAAGGCATGGGTAAAGCGGAAAGGATTAACGGCAACGTATAACATTAAGACACGAAGGCGAAGAAAGGATAAAGGTGAAGCAGAACGTACAGAGCAGGCAGCGTGGGCAATAGCAATATCACTGGCAAGGCATGGCATGAAACCAAAACCATTCTTTTTTAAGCAAATACCGATTGTACGGGAGAAATTTCAGAAGAGAGTAAAACAAATACTTGATGAGCTATAAAAACCCATTATACGATTTAACTACTGATATGTTTTCCGTTGTAAGTAATGCGGTAAGTGTACCAGTGTATAAGGGTGATGTACCGGCTCCGGTATCAGTGAATCATGTAATTGTTCGCAGCGAATCTTCAAATAATAGTGAAAAGAACAAACACGCATTTATCAGCAGTGCCACGGTAATCATTGAGATCGTTGGTATATTTGATGTAGCTGTTGATGAGAGTGTTGTGGCGGCTATTGAGGAAGATATAAATGATGCAATTTTCCCAACTCCGAGTTCATTTGGTGTGGGTTCTGGCTATTCAGTATCAGAAATTACACTACAATCAAACACAATCACAGAAGATGACGGCACAAATAAGTTTTTAACAAGAGTAAACAGGTATGAATTTTTATTAACACAATAAATCGAAAAAAATGGCAGACAGACATACAGTGGACGCTTCAACCGTGGTAATCTCATTTGCAGATGCTCCGGGAGGAACTTATAAATCTTTGGTGTGCGAAACTGATTCAAGCGTTGAATTGAGCCGCAATGAAACATCAGAGGAAACAAAATGCGGGGTGCTCAAAGAGCTTGGGCCGCAGAATAACAAATTTTCCGGCAATATTGTGGTGGTCACAGACGAGGACACAGACGAGGCAAGCCATGCCGATTTGCTTACGTTGTACACAACAAAGGCGAAGAAGTATTGGACGTGGACAAATACCGCAGGGGATGTTTTTGTAGGGGGTTATGGCTGGGTTTCTTCGTATAGCCCTCAGGCTCCTGCAAGTGGCACAGTAAAGGCATCAATTACAATCACAATAGACGGTGACATTGACACCGTAGAACCTTCGGCATAATTATGAAACAATTCCAGCACAATTTCGGCGGCAGCGAATATACTCTCGATGTGGGCAAGATGTACTTTTCAAAGTTCTTTGGAGAGTCTACAAAGTCAGATCCGATTATTGACATTGGCGAACTGGCCACCAATCCTGCAAAGCAGTTTGAATTTATTACCGGGCTTGTTTATGCCGGTGTCAACTGTTATAATAAAGTGAATGGGAAAGAGTTTGTAAAACTCGAAACCGTTAATTCTTGGGTTGGGGCGATGGAAGATAGTGAGGCGGCGCTTCTTATTGAAAAGTATGTAAAATCCGTAACACCTGATGAGCCGGGGGAAGGCCAGCCCCAGGTAACAAGCCCCTGACCTGGGATGAACTGAGGGCAGAGGCATTCGGCCAAATTGGTTTGTTGCCTCACAATTTTTATGAGCTCGAATTTGATGAATATTTACTTGTCAGAGCCGGGTTTATTGATCAGGAAAAGAACAGGCAAAAGGCGCTAAGGTTTCAGACGGCATTGATTTGTGAATGTTTGGTTGGTGGTGGAAAAGGCCGTGATTATGTTATGAGCAGTTGGCAAATTGATGAGCAGGAAGGTAAGGGGTTGACGGCTGAAGACGTGAAAGCTATTTTGAAGCAAAAAAGAGAACGTGACGCATTAAAACGGTTAAAGCATGGCTGATGGATTGGTTTTACGGATAGGGGCTGATGTTACACCGGCGGTGCAAGGGTTGCAGCAGGTTGAGCAACGGATGAGGTCAACCGTTGCGGCAGGTCAGTCATTCGGAAAAGGCATTGATAAAAGCGTACAGTCGTTAAGCAAATTACCAGGTTCATCCAATCAGGCAACACAATCACTTATCAACCTGTCAAGGGTTGCGCAGGATGCACCTTACGGTTTTATTGGTATCGCAAATAACATTAACCCTCTGTTAGAATCGTTTCAACGGTTAAAGGCTTCAACCGGAACAACAGGGGGGGCAATGCAGGCTTTAAAAAGTGCTTTGATTGGCCCCGCAGGTGTAGGTTTGGCTGTTGGTGTAGTTTCTTCGTTAATGGTGACATTTGGTGACAGATTATTTTCGGCATCTGCATCAATGAGCAAAATGTCAAAAGTAGTTTCAGAGGCAAAGGATGAATTTGTAGGGGCAAAAAAAGAAATAGAATCACTTAGGATAAATATTGATTTGGCAAAGCAGGGGATTTTGTCAAAGCAACAAGTGATAAAACAATATAACGATTCACTTGGCAAGGCGGCAGGCAGTGTAAAAACTCTTGAAGAAGCAGAGGCTTCTTTGATAAAGAATGGTGATGCCTATGTACAAATGACCCTTCAGAAAGCCATTGCAAATACAGCATTTGTTAAACAGGCAGAAGCTGAATTTGCAATCGCGCAAAATAACATAAGGGTTCAAACTGAATATTCAAAACAGGTTGGCATAGCTGGTTTGGCACAAGATATAGCTACTAAAAAAGTAGCTGCAAGTAATGAGAGGTTGCAGAAACAAGCCGACCAGTATAAGCAGATAGGTGTAAACGCTTTAAAGGCGGCGGCTGACATATCTAAAAATTTTGGTTTTAATAATACAGAAGTAAAGCCAAAATCAATAAGCATTAAGCCTGAAAAGGTTGATCTTGACTTTTCCCTTGCAAAATATGGGCGGCTCGAATTGCCGGTAGGTACCGCCGTCTTGCGTATGCAGGAACTTCTTTTGGACAAACCAAAGCAGCTTACTTTTGCCGAAACATTACAAAATTCGCTTACTGATAAAATTGGGAAACTTGTCGTAACTCCAAATATTAAAGTTGCTGAAAACAAAGAGCTAAAGAAACAGGCGGAAGAAAGGGTTGCCATGCACAAGCAAGAGGCAGCAGTAATCACATCAGTGCTTACACCGGCCTTTGATTCAATGTTTAATGCACTTGCACAGGGCGGCAATGCTTTCAAGGCATTCGGGCAGGCAGCAGTACAGGCATTAACACAGTTGATTGGTAAATTGATTACAACGGCGGCAATAGCGGCGATACTTGGGCCCGTTCTCGGTATCGGGACAACAGCGTTAGGATCAGCATCCAATTCATTCAAAGATGTATTCGGTTCATTATTCGGCGGGTTTAGGGCATCAGGCGGCCCCGTTGAAGCTGGCAGAGCATACATAACAGGTGAGGCCGGAAGGGAGTTATTCATTCCGTCCGTAAGCGGCTCAATCGTTCCTAATCATCAGTTAGGTTCATTCAGCACAGGCCGCAGCAGTTCATCAGGCGGCAGCATGAGGGCAATAGTAAGGGGACAAAACATATTATTGGCAGTGGCCAGAACTACAAGGGGAAATTCAAGACTTGGTTTAAATGGCATTTAAAAAAATATACAAAGGACAATTTAGCAACGCACAGACTTACTATCCTGATAACAGCGACAACAGTCAGGATGTATTTGTAAGCATTTACGACAAAGCACATGAGGCAGCAGCCAACCCTTACGGGATTGAATTTTCTGCCGTTGAAACTAATCCTGGTATAAACATAACCATTAACCTTACAATAAACAGCGACACTTCTAACTATTCTAATGTAAGTGTTGAGGCTTCAGCGGATGGCAGCACATGGACAGAAGTACTAACACAGGCCAACCCGGTTGAGGGGCAGGAATACATCAATCTTGTGGCCTTTGATACCTATACCCAATATCTTGTCAAGTTCACACTGATAAGCCCGCCGGATGAGGAAGTGGTCTATATTCAGGAGGACGTTGAAATTAGCCTTGATATGGCTGAAACTCCGGTACTGTCTGAGGTTATTGATACCGATGAGGACAAGTTTACACCTATCCGGTCAAGGCAGGTAAAATTACAACTGCATACGTCTAATGATATTGACATTATGACCTTCACAAGTGGCGGTGATAATGACTTTTATTGTGAAATAGCAGTTGGGACGGAGGCAAATGTAGTCTTTAACGGCTGGTTATCCGTTGAGGACATTAATCAAGAGTTTCAGCCTCATCCAAATATGTTAGTGCTGACTGTCACTGATGGACTTGGATTTTTGAAAGATGAACCTTTAACAGATTTGAACGGTGATATTTTTACCGGGGAGAATAAAATTATTGATTACTTAACTGCTTGTTTTGCTAAAACAGGAAGGTCATTGCAGTTAATTGCCGAAATGAATATCAGGGAAAAGGATGCCGGGCTGACAGATGCAGGGCATTTCTACAATTACTGTTATCTGCACTCAGGAACTTTTGAAAGTGCGCCAAATGAGTTTGACGATTGTTATACGGTATTGGAAAAAATACTTGGCGAAAGTTGTGAATTGTCGCTGCAAAAAAATAAGTGGTATATTAAAAGGATTGATGAGTTTGATGTTCAGGACAATAAGCAATGTCTGTTTAATGCAGATGGGACCATCCAGGGATTTCTGACTGATGCAAGGTATGAGAAGAATATCGGTGCTGATAACAGTCAGTACACATTGGCCTTTATGAATGATGATGCAGTTATCAGCAGGACAAGGCCGTTGAAGTCGGTAAAACATATATTCAATTATGTTGTTCCTGAAATACCGTGTAACGCTTCTTTTGAACGTGGCGATTTTATAGCCGACTTAGGAAATGAGGTTATTGATGGGGTAACGTACTCTGTAAAGAAATTTGAGCTGTCTTGTTGGTCACTCTTGAAAGATGTAGAACCGCCAACACACCCGGATCCGGCTACAATAAATGAAGTATTTATAAAAAGGTGGTATAATTCTTTTGGCGAAGAAACCTTTAAGGATGTTGTAATAACATACCCTGAACCATACCCAAATGCTTCAAGATTAGAGTGTACACCTATATATATGGGTAAGGGTGACAATTTCGACTTATCTTATCAGTTCAAATATTCACAAGACATAAGCGGCGGGAATGCCAACTTTTTGCAATGTCACATAAGACTTGAAGGTGATGATGATTCTGTTTGGTTTTATGAAGATAACGATTCAAGTTGGCACTTGTCAGATAATATCTGGACTGGCATCAGGACAATATCAAAAAACTGGACACCTGATGATATTGATGAAACAGAATGGCAGTCACTAAGTGTTGAGGTTGGGAAATTGCCTGTAAACGGTAAAATTATAATCGCTGTTTATTGGGGGAACATTTCTGATTTGTCTGGTATAGATTTACACATACAGGATTTTAGAGTAACATACAGGGCTTACATTGATGAATCTTATATAGCTGTAAAAGGGCATTACCATCTTTCAGAACAATCAGGAAACTATAATGGGAAAAGAGAGAAAGAAGTATTTATTTCTGATGCACCAAAGAAACTATTCAAAGGGGTATTAATGAAACTTGTATCAGGGGAGTATGTTCTGACTGAGGGTTTTTGGAACTTCGCAGTCTTCCCAGGCGGTGTACCGTCAAGTGATTACATAAAGCCGTTTGGTGAAATGCAAAATCAGGATGTTTGGAACCAATACAACCGGCCAATGACTGTAATTGATGCCACTATTGACGGCCTCGATACCGATAAGACTGATTTATCTGGCCGGATAGACATTCCTGACCTGATGCACACTTTTTTTGTAAAAGATTCGCATCCGGCCACTAATAACAGGCAGTTCAAATTATTGCACTGTTCACAAGATTTTGACTTGTGTCAATGTGATATTTACCTTTGTGAAGTGCTTAATGAAACTATTGCAAAGCAATACACTGGGCATACTTTTAAATATGTGACAAATGACAGACAGTAAGGCGGTACATGGCAAAAATATGGTAGCCTCAATAAAGGTTGATGGTACGTTTTACCCGGTTTTTTGCGGAAAATCATGCTCATTCAGCCTTAGTAATGAAATTATAAACAGGACTGGTGTAAATTCGGGTTTGGGCATCTTGCGCCGGGTTCGCCGTACTGAGTTCAGTGGATCAGCTTCAGGTGTGACAGTGACTGATAACACGGCAGACAGGTATTCGCCGTTTTATTTATTACAGGAAGCGGTAAGGCGGGCAGAGAATGAATGGCAGTTTGAGTTTATCAATAATGATAGCGAAACAGTAACTATAACAGGTGTGTTCCTGATTGAAGGTATTGAGATAAGCAGTGACGTGGCAAGTTTCAGTCAATCAACGGTTAATATAGTCGGTTCCGGCCTGCCTGTTATTGATGAAAGCCCGTCTGGTGGAGGTGGTTCGCCTGGTACTGATGAAAACGTTGATAGTGATTGGTGGAATGTTACGGCGGGGACTAATAACCTCACTGGTTTATCGCAGGGCGGTAAAACATTTGCAGGAAAAAAAGTATTGGCCGTTAGCCGTTCAGCAAGGGATTACTATGTGATAACATCAGGAACGGCAACAGGTGACAAGGTAAGGCATGACACAGTAAATGATATGCTTTTGTTTGATGTTTCAATGCCTTTTGAAACAGGAGAAACGGTTTGGATAATGTGGAAAGACTTATGATAACCTATACTAAAACATATATACCTACGGCAGGCAGCACAGAGATATTTGATGCTGCTTTAGTGTATGTAAATGTGTTGAGGGTAACAAGGACGGGTGATAATCATGATGTATTTGATTACATCATCTCTCCGGTTGATGCAACGGGTTATCAGGTTGCATATAATAAGGCGGCTGGTGTTTTGGGATTTGACATCAACCGTCCGTTTGAAACAGGCGAATTTGTGAACGTAATTTATAAGAGATGAAAAGAATAGTTTTGTTTGTATTGATGTTAGTAAGTGTGGCGGCTATTTCGCAGCCTGCAAATTATCTGAATATCAGGAGCCGTTATAATTTGATAGCGGTGAAAACAGATAGCGGGTTTCATGTCCCTGGTTATTCAACTATCCCAAATTACAGGGGTGGTGTTTGGACAGGATCCGGCAATGTCGGTGTTGATACTGTGAACCACAAATTTTATTTCTACAGTGGAGGAAGCTGGAGGGAGGCGGGGGCAACATATACCTTCACCAATGGCCTTACAGAAAGCGGTGGTGTGGTTAAATTGGGTGGAGTATTGAGTAATAATACTATTATAGGTGGAGATTCGGTATATTTTTCGTTTAGCAATATAGATTCTGTTTTGTTTAAAAATGGTAATAGCGGTGGGGGGATTACATTAGAGCCGTCAAGAAATGGTACAGTGTCAAAAATAACACTTACAAACGATGAGGGTTTAAAAATGTTAATTCAAACGGGAGACGGATATTTAGAAACGCTTTCTGGGTTTTACATAAGAAATGAAAGTGATAATTCTGCGTTAAGCATAAATGCAAAATCTGGTGGGCAAGAAGCCCCATTAATCGAAGTAATAGAAGGTGTAGAAACAATATTTTTGATAGATGATGATAGTTTTCATTTAAAACCAAATTTAGGAAATCTATATATTGATTCACTTAATACAGTATCATCCACAACAGGCCGTAAAGTGCTTGTACACGATACGGCAACAGGTAAAATAGAAAGAATAGACTTCACAAATATAGCAGACACATCATACACAACTATTGCCACATTTACTGCTGGCGGCGGGTTTGCATCCGACACTACAATGTGTACTGATAGTACTTTGTTCGGTTCTTTCTTTACTGGGCAATTTGATTATACCATTGCCTACATACAGGCAGTAATAAAAGG